CCAATATCTTTAAAACTGATCTTCATTACAAATTTAAAGCCCTTTTTGAAATCATCAAATACCGCAGATAATGTTTTTCCAATACCACCAATTGTTCCAGCAGCATAACCACCACCACCACTAGCTGCAAATGTGGAAACAGCGCCAGCATCACCAGATCCAGTTGGAAGAGCGCCCTCTAATTTCTTCGCTTGTTTTGTAGTCTTTATCATTTCCAAGCCAAGATCTCTTGTGCTTTCTCCAGCACTGATAGACATATCACTGGTTTGTTTTAAAGCCCCAACTAATGGGTTTTTTATCAACTGATCTTCAAACCCTTTGGCCATTTGTTGTGCATAACTGAGCGTCCCACCAACAGTTTCAGTTGAGTCCGCTGCTGTTTCAGATTGACTCTTCAATTCTTTTAACGCACCAGCTGCGTAATCCACAGCAGATCCATAATTTGATATTTTTTTAACGTCCGCAGCATCGCTGACATCCTCACTTGCATCTGGAATGAGACCAAGTTCTCGTAACAACGACTTTAAAGACTCCACAGTGTCATCGATCCACTGTTTCATGTCTTTAAAGCCCTGGAGCATATTCGCTACAGTAAAATTCTTGAAGAAGGCATCCACATTACCAAGGCCAGTGGCCAGTCCACCCAACACCTCAGTAGCAAATTTTAAAAATATACCAATAACAGGACCAAGTGCTGTAACTAACGGACCCAAAGCCAATGTGGCTAGTCCAATAAGTTTCCCTATCACAGTTCCAACTACTGTTACCAATGATCCAAGAACCTTCAATAAAACCCCCGCAAAAGTTTTAAAAGATTCAAATACTTTTTCAACCGCTGGGTTTTCCTTTACAATCCTGACAAACTCTTCAATAAATTTTGTGATGGCTTCTTTCACAGTATTAAAAGCAGTCTCCACCTTTTCATAATATCCCAAAACAGCGGTAGATCCAGCCATCTCACCAAAAGCAATCATTAAGGTACCAATACCAATAAGTATATAACCAACAGCTTTCTTTAAAGTGCCCAATGCCTTAGTTATGGCTGATACGGATTTCCCAGATTTTATAAACTTGGTGAATGCTGTAACAACTTTCGTGGCCCCTTTTACAATATCCCTTAAAGTTGTTTCAAGTGGGTCAAATGCTGCCTTTTTCAATGCGCTCATACCACTACTGAATATAGCAACATCCCCATCTAGGTTATTTAGTTGGTCTGCTGCTGACTGAGATGCAGTTTTTGCAGCATCCATCTTCTTGGCCATGTCATCAAAGGCAGCAGCACCCCCACTAACCACTTTAGTCAGGCTTGGCCCTACTTCACCACCAAATATTGCAACAGTGTCAGTGAAGCTAATTTGTTTTTGCCTCATCAACTCCATTATATCTTTGAACTTGTTGCTTGCTGGGTTGATCTGGTCAAGCGTTATCCCGTACTTAGCCAAGGCAGCTTGTGCGGCTGCTGTTGGTGCTGCCAACTGTTTAAGGGCTATTTTGATTGCAGTACCAGCAATCTCACCCTTCATACCAACATTAGCGAAAGTACCAACTATAATGTTCAGATCTTTAAAATTAATGCCCAGAGAAGATGCGCCAAGTGCGGCTGTCTTTAAGGCTCCTTGTAATTGTGGAAAACTTTGAGCAGCAGCACCAAGCCCTTTGTTCATGGTATCCACAGCATCTTTTGCAGACAAACCATCCTTGGCGAAAATATTCATCTGAACAGCAGTGGTGTTAGCTGCGTCCGCTAAAGAAGTCGTTTGGGCGGCTGCGAAATCCATCGCTTGTCCAGTCGTTTGCATTACTGCTGCGGTGTCCTGGCCCGTCCTCCTCAAGACCTCCATTGCCTCAGCAGCTTGCACTGAGGAGAACCCCGTAGTTGCACCTATTCTTTCCGCCTCATCCGATAGTGCCTTGAAATCCTTTTCTGTTATAGATGTGATGGATCGTATGGCTGACATCTGTTTTGTAAACGCCATACCCTCCGATATAACAGCCTTAAACGGGTCAGTCACTGCGTTCAATGCCTTACTACCAAGCTCAAGGGCCTGGTTCATCCCTACAATACTAGCGCCAAGGCCCTTGAAGGTGGAACTGGCCCCCTGATCTTTCGCAGTGATTACTGTTTCTATTTTGTTGCTCATTTTGATCCAGATATATAGTAGGGGTTAGGTTATAGCTACTTTTAGCAATAAAAGTAGCTAAGTCTTTGGTGCTGCACTATTCTGTCGTTGGAGTATACCGATCTGGGCGGTTATTACCCCAAAAATCTCAGGAACGTATCTTGGTTGGCGGTATAGTGGTTGTCCATCTGGGAAACACCATTGTATTAAACCCGTAAGGCCTGGATTGTGACAGTGATGATATTCTTGTAGCCATTGCAAGGCTGTTTTCCCAAAGTAGATTCCCGGCTCATCTACTAATTGTGTTCTGATCAACCGGGCTATTTCTTTTTTAATTGTTTTCCCTTTTCCTCCGTCATGTTGGATATCTGTGAAAGCTTGGTAAAGATGGCAAGGGATATAGTCATGAAGCACCCATTATCAACGATGTCCTGAATAGTTGCGGCGCGTCTTTCTGTTTCCCCTTCCCCAATCATCTCCACCCCTGAAAAGTCCTTAACATGCGGTGGTAAAATCCTCTTCATGAAATTGGGCAACTCAGGATCATTCATCATCGCCATGGACTGCTCCAGATTCTTGGCAACATTGTCTTCAGACAACTCTTCTCCTGGTGTCGCTTGTTTTTGTGCAAAGGCCAACATCTGTTGATTAGCTTCATAGTTCAGGGGCTTGATCTGCATCTTGACCCCCGTCCTAATCACATTCTTCACCGCTGAGCCATCCCGGAGAACCGGCTTGCCATTTTTCATTGCCGGTTCTTCCTTCTCGATTTCATAATCCTGCCAGTTTAAATCTACAAAAAATGTCATTGTAACCTCATATATGTTAGGTTCATAAATTACGGTGGATATTCCGCCGTGTTGACCAGAGTCATTGCCATTGCTGTCGCTGAATTAGCATGGTACATAGCTTGAGCTGTGAAACTAGCTTCAATCACTCCTTGCCCGTTCAGAGTTGGCTCATACGACTTCAGCCTTAACGCTGGAAAATCCAATGTTAATTGGTTTGGTACTTGCTGCCCCGCAAAGTTGACAACGAATTGAATCTCTGTTTGATTCTCAAAATTCAACCACAGGGAATGCGTCTGAAACAACATATTCCCGGACAGTTCAATGGTCTGGAACCCTGTTCGCTTTATCTTCTTGGGAACAGAACAATTCTGAAGCGTGTACTTCGCCTCAAGATTATTATTGATTGAAATAGTCAAATCAAGCAAGTCATCCAGTGCCCATCCATTAAAACTTGCGGATGTTTGATCCCACTTAAACGGCTTTGCTGTTGGGAACGTTGGAGAACCAGCTCCGATCTTAGTAAAATTACCACCCACAAAGCCACCAGTCACAGACAGCAACTCACCATTCGCGATATTAAACGACATGGTGTTTCCAACCATATTCCAGAATAATGCCGCAGAACCAACATCCAGGTGTTGCTCAATGGTCATTGGTGTCAATGCAGCATTAGAACTAAAATCTGATGCGGCTGGTTTAAAAATGTGTGTCTGTGAGTTCGTGCCAGACGTTGTACTGGTTTTGCCAATCACTGCTTTTGCAATATAACCAATACCAATTGGGGAAGCCTCTTGTGTAATATCCCCGCCAAACGTCTGTTTTCCGGCATGGTAGGGGGATTCTGCAAACCTCCCATACATACCCGCTTCCTGTACCTGTTCAATCCCTTTTAAGAGGCCTGATTCGGTCACAGCAAACGCTTCCATTGAGGTCGTCAAGGATCCGTCCCAGGCTGTTTGGCACTGAATCCTTACGTGACCCCTCATTCCATAGCCAGACATATTTATGCCTCCTATTGTTTAAGATTATTTCTTCTTACTACCAGCCTTCACAGGCTCTTTTTCTTTGGGCAAATCCGCTTCTTTTTCATCTCTTTTTGGAAGCTGCACAAGGCCCCGACTTAGGAAATATTCAAAGTCAGACTTTGACAAGTCCTTATCTTCACCATGTACTACTGATCCCAAAATAGGGTTTACTCCTGAAGGTCCAACCCAAATACACTTAACATTTTGCTCTTCCATTTTGCTCTTCCAATTTATGTTAATACTTCCGCGATAATATTGAACTGTCTCATAAAAAACAGCCCCTCCAATGTCTCTCTATCAAGAGCGACAACCGAAAAACCAGTAATAATGTCAACTGTACCCATTAGGGTTCTGCGACCACTTTCGGCGCAATTAACCGCTGACATCACCACTGCCTGTAAACCGTCCAACTTCTGCATCCCATCTAACTTCCTGCGTGCGGTGGTTTGTATAACTACTGGGATGTTTATGACCGCTGTCCAAGGAGAATGAATATTTGCCCTTCTTGGCTCGTACTCTGTATCAATTCCAAACGGGCCTGGAACAACCCCAACCCAAGGAGTACGGCCAACTTTGCCTTCCATGTCTCCGTAAAGATCAAGATGCACCCCACAATTCACCATCGTAGAATCACTAGATAAAATGGTATAGACCGCATTCGTTATTGAGTTTGTGTGCAGCATATCAACCTATTTCTTAAACGTGGTGGATGTTCCTGACTTCCTTATAAGTCCGTTCATAAATAAAGCGTACACTGGTTTTGTAATCTTCATTCCCTGTTTTAATTCCGGGAATATCTTACGCCTTGGTATATTTCGCCTGCGATTCCCATTCTCATGTATAGATGAATAAGCAACTGATGATCTTATTCTACCATACTTATTAGTTGAGGTTATCTCCCAACGCATCATCAGATTTCTAGTTCTGCCGATCAGTATGTCACTAGCATTCCGACCTATTTTCTTTTTTGCAATAACAGTGGATTCCTTCAAGGACTTCCATTTCAAACTACTATTGTCATGCAAACCACCTTTCTTTTGGAAATTCTTTTTAATCCACTTTTCATACTCAATGGCAGCAGCAAGATTAGCAGGTTTCATGTTAGCAATCCCTTTGGTGACATCTTTTGTCATCTTGATAATCTTCTGATGCCCGGAAACAGTTATTCCCATTAGTCCTCATCCCAAAGATCATCCAACAAGTCTGGATCAATTTCTTGGTACTCTGCGTCCCGCATATCAAACACCTGCTTATAGTCACTTGTATTCGACCAGGAAGAAAGTGTACTTGTACCATCAGCAAACATTGATAAACCACTGTCCAAAACCATTGGTGCATTGGAGTCAACTATGTCCTTAATTCTAAGGTCCAAGTCCTCCTTTAGCTCTTTAGAGTCTTCAATATTCCGTGTTCTGAGTAATATCCCAAGATAGGCATACTTAACACTCAGGTCCCTTGCGGTGTGGTTATTACTTGAAAAAGGTATAGTGAACACCCTTCCAAGTCTCTCATTTACACGCAAAGCACCATAGGGCATCCACTGATTCTGTATTTCTTCGCTGGTAATATCAGCAATTTCAGCAGAGTACACCTGTAAAAAGTTGTCTGTTGTGCCGTACAATATGGTCATTACATCCCCTCTGGTACTGTTAAGTTACATGGACCACAAAGATGAAATGGTTTCATCTCGATATTAACCAGCTCAGTAATCGGTTGTTCTACATTACCTACAACGGCATCACCCTCTGCGTCTACACAACAAGTGGTTATATCTCCGTTGGCATACACCACACACCAACCAAGCTCAAGCCAGCCACAAGTGTTCGTACACATTGACTTCTGCCATTCTACCTGACCTGCCCAATCATTTGCCTCTAAAACCGGGTTACAACCAATAAATTCCAAAATACCAGCTGCCTGTGCCATTCTTGGTGCTGCTCCCAGCTTATCCGGCCTGTGCATGCTAATATGTAATTTTATGCCGCAATCGGCCATACAATCAATATGCTCCTGTTTTAGGAGCTCGCCATTTGTTGATACCTTAATATCCAGCAATGGCAGCTCTTTTCTTGCAAGCTCGCAAAAAGACATAAAGTCTGGGTGTACTAAACTTTCACCAAGCCCATACAGCCACAATTCCTTTTGTGTACCCATTCTCCAAAGCAATTTACATAACTCAAGAGACTTTTTGAAAGTCTCTTGAGTTATGTTCTCTTTCTTCCTTTTCATAATTCGATGGACACAGTAAACGCAAGACAGGTTACACTTACTAGTCAATTCGATTTGATGTACTTCTGATAATCTCATAATTTTATTCTCATATTTGTTACTCAGAGCTATTATCTGATCTAAGCCCTAAAATGAATTGCTGTACTCCTTCAGAAACTACATTATCAATCAGGTCGATCACCCAAGGCTCAATGGTCTTATTCCACAAACCAGCAGTATACTTCCATTTTGATAAACCCAATGTCACAACAACACCCAGGCCATAGAAGAACTTTCCAACAGCCTCTTTTATTCTATCATTTGGTACTCTCCTCAGAATCCATGCAATGATAACTGCCAAAACACCACCAGCAGCCCATGATACAACCTGATTCCCAAAGTACCCTATAATTAGATCCATGCTATCTCCTTTTTTCCACTTCTTTAACAGAAATTTCAAGATCATCATAGACATAATTGGCTTCTGAAATGTCCCCATCTTGAATGACTTCACCACTTTCCGGTTTACCAGCCCGATAAACTTGAATAATCACTTCTTTATTTTTTCCACAATGCGCTTTTACCACAATCTCAGTTGTCACACTAACCTCTTCCGCTTAAATGGTTACGAGCGTATTCAACGCCCAGTTTGTACCCTACATACGCATCATCGATCTTTGCCCAACTTGCTCTAACTCCACGGATATCAATATGAAACCCAGGAGAAACCCATTGTGGATAGATACCGATTCCAACGTAATCGATCATTTTAGAGTTGTGAAGGTACTTCATGATATGCTCTTCAGCCTCTAAAATATGGCACCCAACTACATGAAAATCAGTTACTGGACATGGTCGTTTATAATGCTTTGACTTGCTGGCATCATGTGTGCCGAGTTCCGCTGCCCCTTTGTGTATCTTTATCCAGCAATTACTTGGAAGTGACATACGGATATTGGCCATCAGCCATATAATCTGGTAATCCATCACATCTGGATCACCCCATGCCTCTGTCTCTTTAAAATTTGTTGCCAGACACCAATCAATCTTATTCATATGTCCTCATCTGAATTTATCTTTTATCTCAGTCAGTGTTATAGACAACTGAGATAAAAGAGTGTTCATCTTGGTGATTGCTGCTGTGGAATCTTCTGAAATCCTTCTCATATACTCTTGATGTATTGCTTGTACCTTGATTTCTTCTTTTATCTCATATGCAACTGTTTTCAATTTGTTAGTATCGGACTGATGCACTATTTTATAATCAGTGTAGTCATCTTTGATCCCCAAAATCAAACTTCTCAGACCAAACACAAACCAAAGAATAACACCAACAAAAGAAACAAACGTCAACAAACCTGAAAACTCATTTATCTGGCTCAGCAATCCCACAGACACCCCCCTACTATAGGTATTTAGAAATTTTTTCAAGAGGATCAATTTTTTCAGAAAACATCTTCTCAATTAATAAATTAATGTCTTCTTTACTCTCCATAACACCCTGAATCAATGTAGGTTGTTGGTTAAAATCATCACCAACACCTTTTGTTATAACATCAATACAGAACCTGAAGTTGAAACCACCACCGTTCGTGACCATGTTTACACACTCAGAAACATAGGCGAGAGAATCTCTTACATGGCGACCGGTTTTATCATCAGTCAACAGCTTTCTAAAAGATACAATAGCCTCTTTAGACCTTGCGACCATCTCATCCGTGACCTGCATCCCGTTTGCCTCTAACTCAAACCGGTTGATGTGTACCAAATCCCTAATCCACAGGTATTTACCAAGCATTCTGTCTGGGTTTTCTTTACGGTCTCTCTGCATCAAAGGCCAGTTGCGCATAAACCTGTTCCTTCGGATCTCTTCATTATCGTATCCGTTATGAGCAATACAAACCTCATTCTGGAGTAGTAAGAATGTCTTACCAGCACCAGCATTTAAAGACGTTTCCGGGTGCTCATGGACCAATCCGTGAAACATGATCCCTTTACCGTTTCTAAACACCCTACATGGTAGGTCTGTCTTCATCACTCCAGGAGGTTCAACGGTATAATGGTGCTGATGGATGGCGTATGAATCAAACTCGTTGTCCCTGAGGAACTTCGGCAGATTCTCAGGCCATTGAAAAGTTTCGTCATCATCAATCCAGACAATCCAGTCCTTTGTAGCAAGCCCCAAGGTCATATTACGACAGTAATCAAACCCTATATTTCTTGGGCTATCTGGTAGTCGGAAAGTCTTAGCACCAAAAGCTATACCAATATTCTCAGCATTACACATTCCCTTGCCTTCCCATGCAGAAACATCAACACCAATAACCAGTTCATCGGCAAAGGTCAAAACTGATTTGATCGCTTTGGCTAACGTGTCACCATCAGGGCCGACAATCATGCACACAGAGACTGACTGTCTGAGTTTCTGGAACTTAAATTTGCGGGAGTAGTCAACCTTACCAATCTTTCCGTACTCTTCAACTGTCCAATTCCAGATCAGGTTGCCCAACTTCTCCCCCCATTTATTATCAGGATCTCTTGAATAGATAATGTTGTGCTTCTCCTGATCATTGGTTGGTAGAATATCAAGAATATCCTGCTCTTCAAAATGATGAACATGCTCAATGGGCGTGGTTTTGTTCTCAACTGTACGATCATGTGGCCCGAAAGGTGTTGAAAGAATCATCTGCCCACCGATCTTACAAAGCTTCTCCAGGTCAGTAAGAAACCCGTGGTAGTCGTTGACATGTTCCAGAACTTCACAGCAAATAACAGCATCATAAATATCTACCTCAGAACTCAAATCACCAGGATTTTGGCATGGAAAAAGCCGTACATTTTGTACTTTGTTTTCTTCCGCATACCCCCTACCTATCTTTATTTGATTTTCTGAAATATCACACCCATCAAACTGTAGGTCCGGTAAAGTGTGGGCTAATGCAAAAGTATTCTGACCTACACAACACCCATAATCCAACACCCTTGAGCCAGTAGGTAGTCGTTTCAAAAGCTCAACTATTGGTCTCATCCTTGGGAAACTTAAAAGAACTTCATGGTTACCAAGATTGTGCTTATTTTCAATCTTTACATGGTAATCAGCTTGTGAGTCATAGAAACCAACGGTGTCTTTTTCTTCTTTCTCGAAGGTGGGGAACTCAGTGCTAAGGTCTTCGACCTCCAAACCTTCCTGCTCTGCCAGTACCTTAGCTGCGTTCGCATCAGAGTAATAAACCAGATGATTGTAAAGACGTTGTTTGTCTTCTGTTTTCCTGGTAAAGTCCTCATCAACCATGGTCTCCAAAACATCTACAGTGTTCTCAATGGTAAAAAGTTCTGACTTCTTCAGGGCCTTTTTATGCAGCTGTTTCCACTTACCCTCATTTGTTGCAAGGTACTTAATCGAAGTTAAGAACGAAGGAATCATAGCTTCATGAGACTTCTCTTCACACCAATAAACACCACCATCTTTCAGAGTTTCAGGTAGTGCGCCAATCTTACATGCAAGCATTGGAGTACCCGCGAAACTTTCTTCCATCGCAGTGATGCAGCTTGTCTCTTCAAATTCGCTGGGGTAAATATGCAACCAACTGTTTGTTTGAAGAGTGGCCAAGTCCTGTTTTGATAGTGGTCCAGCAAGATGTACATTTGGTAGCTGTTGGCACCTGTTCCATAGTGCATGGTAAAGTGGCCTCATTTCCTCAACTGTATGATCGTACCCACATACTGTCAGCGTAATCCCAGGGTGTGTTTTATGCAGCTGTTCCATAATACCACCAGGATTAACCAGAATGTCCAGGCCCCTCTCAGGTCTGCTGGAGTACACCATATTCTTTGACGCTATTTTTCTCTCTGCCTGCTGTATCTTAAGCAAGACCCCTTTTTCATCTGGAGAAATATTCCTTTCAATAGCGTACAGAGATGCATCAACTGCATTCGGCAAAACGTTGACCCTGCCTTTTTCCAGACCATAGACCTCTTCAATTTGGTTTGCGTGCCATTGGGATACACCCAACGCCCGGTCAATATTCCATATCTGGGCGTTAATAAGTTGTGTGTAACGGAATAAAGCAAGATCATGGGTCCACCAGTAGTTCAGCTTTGAATTATAGTTCTTACTGAACAATGCTGGTAGCCTCTGCCCCAAGAGCAAGTCATGTGGTACTGACAAGGCGTACTTCTCAAAGTTCTCACCAAACGGAAACTGTTGCGTTACATGTCCGATGGGAAGGTATTGAACGCCATCGATTGACTTTGACTGCCCATCTGGAGTTCTACAAAAACAAAAGACCGTATGCCCTCTCTTAGCCAGTTCGCGGGCAACGTAATAACCCATTGTCTCGGAACCGCCAAGCCCTTGCGAAGTCTTTATAATCTGCCCGGTTTTCTTATCCCGGATTTCTTGTAATGTGTGTCCGTCAAAGGGCATCCCTGCTACATACATCAAAATTTTCATACTTTATCTCCACTCAAATTTTACGCACCCAATACCGGCACGTTTCAGTTTTATCATCATATAAATAGCTTTCAAAAATGATTCTCCATCATACTTTGTTCGATATCCATACATGCCATCAGAATGGTTTTCCCACACCGACACTTCATAAGTGTTTCCCATTAGCCCGGCCCCCGGAATAAAGGCAACCAGTAATCAGCCACAACCTTATCCCAAGTTACTGGGTGGTGTTGGGCTTCTTCAACTATTAGTAACCCAGTGCCGGTAAGGAAATCAACATAGTTGATAAAGGAACCAACTGTGTTCTTCAGTGCCCCAACCTTATTAATTACTGGGATACACTCACAATAACGAGCTTTGATAGCGTTCAAGCAGAACAGTTCTGAATCAGGACGTTGTAGTGGCAGGCACCAATATTCTGCTTTCCAATACTCTTTCTCAATTTGATCTTTGGTAAGCTGCCCAAGATATTCAATACCATCTTCCTTATCCATCATATCGATAAGGTTGAGTCTCCACTGGCCTGCTCTTGGGTCGTTTCGCTCATTGGCTTCATAATTCTTGAACCCGTAAGCTACTTTAAGCAGTAAATCAGGATGAAACTTTTTTATCTCTTTCCAGTCCTGTACCAGTTTTACTAACCCCCTGTCTGGACTAGAACAATAAAGCATTGTGTTTGGAATTTTATCAACACGGTTACTGTCCAGTGATTCCAAGTCAACACCCAACGGGCAAACGACTGATTTATCTCCTGGGACAAATACGTTTCTGGCCTGTTGGTAATTAGACATGTTGACGAAGTGATTCAAGCTGCTCATAGGCCAAGCACCCTCGACATCAGAGGAAAAGTGGATATTACGAAAGACACTGGCCCCTTGTACAATTGGTGTAGAGTCTTTCCATGTGATCAGGATTTCATTTTCAGGATCTTTACCAAAGTTGGCTTTTTCCCTCGGTAGGTACAATACCCCATTTCGCTGGTGGGTATCAGGATATGATGGTTTGACCACTGCTAAAATTGTAGAATCTGAAAAAAGTAGCTCTGGTTCTGGCGTATTATGGTAAACGTTTACCGCATATCCAGCCCTGACAAACGCTTCTGCCAATAGCACAACTACCTCTTCCCCGCCGCCTAAAAACTGATCTATATCATCAGGCATCCAACCACCGGCAACGTTATTAGTATAAATGTGTATCTTCATAATTACCTCAAATGTTATTCGTCATCTTCTTTGGAACTGAAGTGACTCTCATGCAAAAGTTTCAAAAGGTTCACAGTTGGTGCATTACTCTTTACCTCTGGGTCAATCTCCTGGGCAGCTGCAAGCAAGTCTTTTCTGGTCATATCAAAATAACCTTGAAAACTCATTTCATTTGAGCCAACACCATCCTCCATGGCAGCAATCTTGAGCGCTGCATTCTCTTCTTCCAGGGCCTTTATTCTAGCCACTTCTTTCCCGACTACTGTTTCAATCTCATCTGGGAATTTGTTTGGTACGCCTGTCAATGACATTTGCTTTCTCCTTTCATAAAGAGAGGAACCTGCGTTTGCAGGTTCCAAAGGATCTAAGACCCATCTCTTATTTCAGATTACTGAGAACTATTGACACCGTCAATCAGTGTTCCCAGAGTTGAGTCAGTGATTTTTTCATCCTGATAGTAGCCGGTTTCAATCTCATCTGACTTTTTGGTTGAGCTGTAAGCATGACGTTCAACTGTCATGTTTGCAATCCCTTTAGCCGCCCATCTGAAGGTGTACCCAAACGAGGGTACTTCAATTGATGGTCGTAAGGGCGCATAGTACATCAACCACTTGTCAGCCCAGAACTGCACAAGTGCAGCGTCCAGACCTTCTTCAGCGGTAGATTTAAAAGCAGCACCAACAACAACTTTTTCAGCCTCAAGCAATTGAGCGGCCTGTTCCTTAGTGGCGTTTTTTCCACCACCAGAAACACCTGTCCCATTTACTTTATCAATCACCTGTGAGTTTCTTGAAAAACTTCTCCAAGCTTGCTCACCAGCTGCATGATGGTTGGGCCGATAAGCTGTGCTATCAGTTTGCTCATCCATGGCTGTCCACACATCTTCCAAAGGTCTGGAGTTTGTGTAGTCATTCCAGGCAGACCCCACCGTAAAAACGGTTGAGACGTTTGCAGAGGCCGTAAGCTGGGATGAAGTTCTATTTTCCCATCCAAGATGCAATTTATCTTGGATGAACAGAACACGACCTTGCTCAGTGTCTCTTACAAACATTGGATCAGCGTTCACACGATCTTCAATCGTGGTTGGTACTTTGAGTGCATAGTTTCGGCAGTAATAATTATCAGATCCGACTTCAAAATTGATCTGATTTGCCTCAGCACCCGGTGCACGAATGTCATTCTCAATCGTATACAGATCATTCTTCAGGTACGTTTTGATCATATCCGATTGTTTAGGCACTCGAACGAGTGGAAAAATTTGATCCGCAATAAAACCCTCTGGCCGGTAGTTCATAGCCAGGTTGGTCAAATGGCGGTCAACATGAATAACTTGACCTTGTGGAACTCCCATTTTATTCTCCTGTTATGAATTAAATACCGACATCAAGGCAGTTAGTTGCGAAATGAGGAGTGGCGAAATTGAAATTACCAATCCCCGACTGGCCAGAGCTTACAGCAGCAACGGCACGACCAACAATCGTGTAACCGGAACCAGCATCAAGCATATAACCATTTGTTGTGACTTTCAATGAAGTGTCAGCAGTTACCCCGGCACCAGCCATAAAAGTCATTTTACCCATAACTTTTACTTTACCAGTATCACCTGAGGAAGCTGCCTTAACGACAATACCACCAGCCACATTACTTGTGTCCGCTTCTGCCCCTGTTGAAAAATCAACAGCGTAATTCTCAACCAGTGCGGTAGTTCCCACAAGGTCAAAAACTTCGTCGTTGTTATCAAACAAACGAGGGGCGGAAAAATCAAACACACCATACCCAACTGCACCAGATCCAACACTTGCGAGTGTGCGACCTACGACACGGTCACCATCATCAGCAAGCTTCATGTACCCGGAGGTTGTTACAGTCAATTCCTGGTCAGCTGAGTTAACGGCTGCACCAGCGGTGAACTTCATGATACCCATATAACCCTGAGTCACATGTCCAGAGTTGGGTGCCACTTGTTGCAAGATACCGGTAGCTGTATTCCCATCATTGGCAATTTTTCCCTGCCCCTGAGAAACTGCTTTGTAAATATGACCGGTTCCCTTTTTAGCGTCATTCAACGCCTCACCTGCTCCAAATGCCCAGGGGATGTAGTTATTCTGAATAGACATTAGTTACCTCCCATTGCGACTTTGTTGCTCCATTCCTGGTAGTCTGCGTAGACTTTCGGTTTGGTGGTCATGACAATCGCATCTGCATCCATATAGGATAGGCCGGAATTACCAGCCATAACAACAGCGATTTCACGAGACAGGGCCATATCAGGAGTTTCCCCTTGATCCAACTCCCTGCCACCATCACTTGCAGATTCACTTTTATCAAGCTTTTCTGCGTAAGCTTTACCAACCTCTTGGGCCAGTTCAGGACTCAGAAACAGTTCGGTACCTTCACTGAATGTGGCCTTTTGACCATCAATGTAGGCAGTGACCTTATCAACGATTGCAGGGGCAAGTTTCCCGGCCTTAGCATCCTCATTATACTGCTTGAGAATCGCTTCCTTTTTCTCAGTGAAAGATCTCTCTGTTTCCTTTGTTTTGTACTGCGCCAGCTCTTTCTCAGCATCAGTCAACTTCACGTCTTTATCTTTTGAATCCGCCAAAGCAGTTTTTGCCGCTTCTGCGTCATCCTTAAGACGTTTATTTTCTGCTGCTAAAGCGTCACCCGCTGCATCAGTATACTTTGTATCACTCATCGTTTTTTCTCCTCCAATTTGTGATGGTTTAAGGAAATGTGGTTCTGAAAATTGCAAAACCGATGCGGTGTTTATCTTGGAAGAGACTTCTGCATCAGCCAAAAACGTCTGCAAATCCTCTAAGGATTTCACAGCCGGTAGATCTGCCCCCAGCACGGAGACAGCTGTAATGAACCAACCAAAATTCTTGATATGGTCCATCTCAATTGATATTTGTGTGAATAATCTCTTTTCAATTGCCTTGTACAGTATATCAGGCATATCACCAAAGTCTGCTGTGATCTTAGCACCAATCACAACAAAATTGTTAGGCCAGCCCAATGCCGGTTGTCCGTCATTTTGGCCTAAAATCTGTTTATCTGAATGACCCAACTTGATGGGTGGCTTGTGTTTCCCTTGTGCCATCAGCGTATTTGTATTGTTGACAATTTCAGTTAGATCTTCTTGGACAAACTTCTGCCCGTTCCAAGTCCCAACACCAAAAATCTCAACTGCTTTCATTTCTGCCATGATTCATCCTTTATGATTTATCTGTGTGTTCATACCATTGTGGGTTGTAGTTTACATTATTAGCAGCACCCTTAGACTGGATGATAAACAAGTACTGAGTATCCGCTTTTAATATAATCTCCCTGTCTCTTCTAACAGAACCTAATGCACTGGCTTTTGTTGGGTTTGTTGCTTGCTTCCCCTTGGATTGCGCTAGTATCTGTGTTCCTGAGTTAGAGACAGACGGTTGCACATATACAGAAGTAACGGACAGATTTAAACTGTTCCTATTATTGTTAATAGGAACTACCGCTGTCCCCAACGATGCTGGATTAATCGTAACCCCTTCACGAGCAAAAAATTGAGTTTCCGTTGACCCTTCTACCTCAAAAGACATATGGATCTCTTTTAGCCCTGCTGGGGTAATCATACCAAATAACAATTGTTCCTCATCTCCCACATCATCATCGAAGTTGGATACATAAAAATGATTTCCACCATGTATTTCATGGTGCTCATACTCCATCATTGCCTGCACCCTAGTCATTGCATCGTACCCAACTGGTTGCGTTTGGATTTCAGAGCCACTTGCCACACCTGATACCGGACCAACAAGCTGCATCTCCTGACCACCACTATTGGAAAAGACAACGCCACGTTGCTGGGTCACAAGTCCATCACTACTTCCCATGAATAAAGGAAGTCCTGACTTAAACTTTGAAACTACCCCCATCTCTTTTAAGATCGTTTCAATTTCTTCAATGACTAAAGATATTGCGCTGACCTTCATATCAGATTGTTCGTACAGCTTCAGAAGAGAGCATGCCTTGACTAACACACTTTCAGTACACCCATAGATCTTATCATATATGTTGTTTCGCAACTGTTCTCGTAATTCTGAAATCTTTTCTGGGTTTTCCGTAACCGCTGCTGTCTCCAGAGCACCAGCGGCCTCAATATTCAGCTTGGCACGATATGCCCGGTAATTAGCATGCCCACCTTCTGGGTCAAAATCAAAAGATATATCGGATTTAATTATCATTTAGTATCCTTATCAGATAACCTAAACGGACTTTTATTTTTTAATGACATTTCACCCATCCCCAAAATATCCTTATCAATAGGGTCAAACAAAACACCACCATCCTTTGGAAAATGTTTTGTATGTACAAACTCATTTGTAAAAATTACCGATGGTATTTCACCATCTTTTTCATCAAACCCAAAACACAAACCAGCCCCCATATAATTTTTACAATTGAAACACTGGCTCGGTATCTGTATACTTTTCAAAATATTTCCTCTTTAGGGTCAGCAGGAGTAATCCCAGCTTCAATATCATCAGCATCTAATTTTTTAACCCACGCCAAAACATCTGGATGCACTCTGTCTCCCAAACCTTCCTTCCATGCCACATAAGCTTCTGCCAAATGCTCTGAATCGTTTGTTCTGGCATACACACTGATTGTATCTGCTACCTTTTTATCGTTCAAAAGTTTATCCGGTGACGCTTTCCTTAATTTCCGCATAGCTGCCATCATTTCCTCCATATTGCCCTCTGGTATACCATCCAAAGCTCTTGCAACAGCCCTATTCTCTTGTATATGCCCAAACTCATGTGTAATCAAACTGCCAGCATTATTTGCCACATACTCCCTTCTATTTTTTGCGTCCCTAGTTTCCTGAACTGCTTTATCGAAACGAATTTTCTTTTTCTTATACAAAGCATCCGTGCGCCAATCAATGCCACCATCCCTTAATTCTTCCCTGTACTCAGATAATCTATCTTTTATAAATCCAACTCTTCCACTATTTACACCAAAAGAGGCATCAATTAATTTTTTGTTCTTCATCCAATGTGACATCACTATTCTATCCCCATCCACCTGTGCAGTCGCTCTTAATTTGTCACCGCCATACAACAACCCACCCAACTTAGCCCTACCTTTATCAGTAATCAATTTCTTCAAAGTACCATTCACCTCATTAGCAACTTCCAAATCTATCTCACCAAAGTTAACTTTCCTAGCAATGTATTTTTTAGCGTACTCAGTAGCTTCTTTTATTGACTTAGCTGGAACAAACTTTCCACCGCCTGTATCAACTAGATCCGGTTTCACTTTCTCACCCTTGCCCAATTTATCCAGTGTCCCTTTAGGATCAACCGGCACCTTAGGATCTTTTACTGGTTTAACTGGCTTATTCTTTTTGACTACTGCCTCAGTTTTGCCCCCACCAAATCCCTCTGCTGGTGGGGTTATGTCTTTTTTCCGGAATACTTAACCTCACCATCTGTAAGAGTTATCGGGATAAGTACCGAGCGACAGTTGAAGTGGTTCGGCGGAGTAATTCCGGACCATATAGGATCATCCTTTGGATAGCGTCTACCATCAAGACTATTACAGGTGTCTGTAGTACGCTTATCCATAACAGCGCTATACTCCATGCCCTGTACAAAGTCACCTAATGCCGGGTCATTGTATAGGGCTAATTGTGCTTGAGTAAAGATATTGGATATCGATGTGCGAGCAATAGTCTCTAATCTTGCTTTGCCGGACTTCTTGGAAATAGTACCATCCTTAGAAGGTGTACCGATCAAAGTTGGAATGGCCTCCCTAAAAGACTTGATTATATCTTCAATGGACTCTTCATTTGTGACCCCATCAGTAAGGGCTTGTCTGACTGCTCCCAACATCACATCATTAATGTCCGCAGTATTCTTGAATGCTGCCTCTTCAAAGAACTTCTCTGCTGACTCTAACAACAACCCTTCAACGAAATGCTTCACTGTCCAATTCGGTTCTGAGCACACCCTCTTCCAGCCCGTTGCAAACTTAATCTTGACAGACATTTTTTCTATTAAGTCAACATCGCCTTTCAGAGATTTCTTGAGCAATAACTGGGCTTCATTTCTTCCAAGCTCGTAGTTTTTACGCAGATTGTTCTTTACGGTCTGCTTGAACTCAGACTTAATCTTTGATGGTAACGCCAACCCTTCAGATGCTTTAACCACAACAGCCTTTGTCTTATCCTCTGGTAATCCCTTATAGATACTTTTAAGTTGGTCTTCCAACTCTTGGTGCATTGTGATTGTTAGCTGCCCCATCTCTTTTACGAACTGATCTTCGTTCTGGTTCAGCTTGTTTTCAATATCCACAAAATTAACCCTAGACGTAAACAAAGCCTCTTCTGCGAACACTTCCTTTGGCACTTGTCCATATAGTTTATATTGATCTTCTAACGTAATACCACCACTCTCAAAAGATAATTGGATAGCCTTTGCCACTGCATCTTGGTTTCTGGTATTTACACCCAGTATAGATTCGATTACGCTCCCATCCTCCAACGTAATAGGAAAGATCACACTTGCTTTCACTTCTGGTTTCTGAGGGGCTGGTTTCTCTGTAGGTTTCTTTTCAGGCTTCTCTTCTCCTGGCTTAAGTGCTTTCCCATCTTCAGAAGGCTTCTCATCATCTGGCTTTTTCGTACCATCATTTACTGGTTCAACAATTACTGGAGCAGATGGGCTTGTTTGGTTCTCGTCCCATTCATCCTCCTGAATAGCTGGGTACAGTAGAAGTTTTCTCGTTCTATTCTCATCCTTGAACGTATTAATCACCGTCCCATCCTTAACAGCAGTGTTCCATGTTTCTGCAATCTTTCGTTTCTGAGTAGTTGTGTACCCATCCAGCAAAAACCGTGGGAAGTCTTTTCTACCAAAATTCCACCATGCTACCTGCGCGAATATCTGCTCGTTCATTATATCTGCCAAGTAGTCACCCTCCTCCTGGACAGTCATCATGAACGCGTCCAATTGGGTATCACCAAGCGCCCGACTGCCGTTCTTCATATCTGCGAAACCCATTAGATTAGGTATCAACAAACCTCGAAGGATTTGTTGATCGTTGAAGCTAACTGAGTCATCAAATGCGGAGGTAGCAGGACCGTGCTTAACATCAATTTCGTATCCTTGTGGTGCTCTGATAGCTGTCTTCTGTGAAATGCGTGAAAGCACTTTCTCGAAGTGTGCTCTCTCAGCGGGGGCCAAGTTCGGTGCGTCCTTCTGTGCTTGGGCGATAACAAAACCACCAGCCAGCCGTTCTAAGTAGATGTTCTTGAGCTTTAAAGTAATGTCTTTTTCCCAATATGGTCTGTACACAGCTCTTAGGTCAGACTCACCCCATATTGCATCGAGCTCTGGGTGGTTGATCATCAAGACAACTTTTTCCTGCCTGATTACTATCTCAGACCCATCGACATTTTGAATAATTCTTTTAATGTTACCAAAGTTATCCGTGTCGAACGTGAAAGTATAAAATGGCTTGGGCTTTAAAGCCTTTACCACCCACCGAGTTTTTTTGTCAATTTCAGCGACATCAAATATCTTTTCAGTGATCGAAAAACCATGTGCCTTTGCCAACAGAACTGATCTCATGCCCTGAATCCATGTACCAACAAAATGGTTGGTGATCATGGCTTCAAACATATCTGCCATCTCTTGTTGATCATCGTTCTTTACGTCGAAACGCCAACCTCTAGAAATGATAATACTAACCCGCAGATCATAAGCAGCCTTTACCTGCGCATCCCGGATCATCTTACGATAGATAGTATGACCTTTCTGGGCAACCAACTCATCTGGGTTATAATCCTGGAAGCCGCCCATCATTCTCAGCAAGTCACTGTCGTTGTACCATGCCTCCTCCACCTGCATCTTCTCTGGTGGTGTCTTTGTCACAGTCTGCATTTGCGAAGACTTGAAGATCATTCTGGCTACATTTTCTCTAAATTTATTCAGCATTATTAGACTCAGCTAATGTTTGCGGTCTTTTTTGAAAAACTTCCCAAAACTCATCAAATAAGTCTTGAAAAAGCAAATACAATTTTAACTCATTTAATGTTAAGCATTTAGTATTCTCATTTCTCGTAGTGTCGTTCATTATTAGACCCAGCTAATGCTTAAAATTAATTATATTGTTTTGCGCCCATCACTTTTAAAATATTTTGCACCTCTTCAAACTTATCCTGTGTATCTTAGCTGAAATGCGATAAACGTTTCTCAACTATCACCTTTGTTTTTGACTTACGGCTCAATAATGGTGTTATTAGATATGGTTTTACCAAATATTCCCAAATTACCACACCATTAGCCATTGCTAGTATATAAGTAAAAGATAAAAATAATTCACTCATTTAAACCCCCTCGAAAGGTAAGTACCGATCCAGATTCCGTATCATATACATGGGACATCTTATTATCTTTATTATTATCACGGCACACTTTCTCAGCATTCGACAGCTTCTCAGAACCAAAAATTAAATCCCTTGCCCCGCCTTTTTGGTGGCCATCAGTATATGCGAAGACTAAGTATCTCATCCAGCCCTCTTTCTATCGTACAGGTCAATCCCAGACTCATATATCTCTACCATAGAATGCCCTTTAACCATTTTCAGATACGTATACTGATTTTTGGATAGCCCACATGCTTCCATAATATCATTTCTTTTAAAAACATGATCCCCAACCAAAATCTTCCTCTCACTGATTTGTTTTACAACTGGATTATCAGCTGAAAGTTCTTTATCATATGGCGGATGTAGGGGGTTTTTTACGTCTTCCAGCTCCACCCTGAACCCAACCTTAAACTTCTTTTCAGCCAGCTCCTGTATTTCTTGATCAGTAGTACCAAAAGGTAAGTCTAATACTATAGTCTTTATTGGCGCTGTGAATTGATCAAGAAATAAAAAACATTTGATTTCCATCGGTGTCCTTTTAAAACAGGGCTTGTTCCGTTTCGTAAGCATCTGCCATGCCGTCAACTGTGTACATTGCCTCCAGGTACTCACCAGATCCAACACGTTCAGCCAACAGAAAAACTGCTTTAGCAGCTACATCCAGGCGATCATCATGCTTACCTTTTGGGAAGTCCTCAACTTCGTCAAAGAACGTAGAACCGTCACACTTCGATTGTAGCCAGTCCCTATTAAGAACTTTGACATTCCCAGTCTCTACTTTGTTCGCCAACCGATCAACGTACCACTCTTTTGCTTTGTCAGTCCTGTAAGGATAACGCAAAAACTTAGCTAACAACTTATTGAAGAAGCTGGTGACGAATTTACCGCTTGCACCACCCTCCTCCTCCCAAACTTGAGTGATATCTGGAAAAAGCTTTTGATCTCGCTCAGCTGTCTCATAAATTATCTTAGATGTTACCGCAGGTGTCTCTCTGTGATGCGTGACATCAATAATATGATAGTCTCCACCATAGTATACTACTAAGGCGCTTGCAGTGAAATCTGGATCGTTTCGCTTAGATACTTCTTTCGGTGTTCCAGCCAAATCCCAAAACCGGATTGCTTCACCTTCATGTGGGTAGTCATCAACCAACCCAAACCATTCTCTGTTGACAATATTACCACCTCTAGCCACTGGCATCTGTTGGAATAAGGCATCCCACTCATACTTATTACCTTGGAACTGACTCAGAAATTCAGCGGAATAGCTTTCAGGCCACAGTGCCTCACCATCCACTCGTATATCACTATCATGCCGATCAGCGTAATGCCCTGACATTATAGCTGGGAAGTGCATGGTCTCCCATTTATCTGGCTCGATAGCCAAGAGCTTTCCAGCAAGGTCATTCTTATTCCACCGAGTCATAATGATAACAACACAGGCACCTTTCTCACGTCTTGTCAAAAAGGTGGATGTATACCAATCTAAAACCTTATCCTGCGTTGTCTTGGACTCTGCCTCTTCCCTGTTCTTAACCGGGTCATCGATAATACCGAGCTTACTGAACCCCATCCCCATAATACCACCACCAACACCCGCGCATTTGTAGTATCCATGGTGATTCACGATCTCAAACATCTCCGAATTACGCATATAGGTACCATAAGCAACGGTACGAATGTTTTTGCCAAACAGCCCAATATCCGGGAAGATATCCCTAAATTTATCACTATCAATAACACGTTGGACATCTCTGTTATTTTTAGCTGCTAATTCTGCTGCGTAAGAGGTTGCCATTACTGAATCATTAGGCCATCTGCCTAACACATATGCGGGGAGGTATCTCGAGATGATCTCCGTCTTGCCATGGCGTGGTGGCATAAAGATCATGAGGTTGCGGTTTCCTTGAGCGAGTATTTGGTCGCATTTATTGCAGATAGCTTTATGGAACCATTGTGGGCGGTAATTTCGATGCGTGTGCATCATAAACCTGAGTAAGCTTTCCCGACCTCTCTCAATATCATAGAGATCACGAAGGTTACTGCTACCCTTCAAGATTGTCGTCAATTTGTTTAAGTTCGGCATCAGTCAGTTTAGTAAGATCTAATTTGATTGTACCAGTAACATTGCCTTTAACGTCTAATGGTTCACCATCCTTTCCAGTCAACTCCATACTCTTCTTAACTTGCGCATAATCACCCACCATCAAATTTAGTTCTTTTGTCGCAGCGACTATGCTTTTAGGATCTTTTCTAATAATATCACCTTCTTTGTTCATATACAGAAGGCTACTATCACGCACCAAATTTGAAAGATGAATAAGTTTCTCAAGCCTTGTTAGTGGTTGCTTTTGAGCTTTGGACAGATCCCTATTGTACTTAGCAATTGATTTAATAACAACCGGCATCTGCATAAGCTCATTATAGAGATACGCGGAACCAGAATCTTCTAATGAATTGACAAACCCAGCCTTAACAAATGCGGTACCTGGGATTTCAGAATACCCATTATGATAATACTCTAAAAATAGCCTGATTCGTTTTTTACTGAACCTAATCATTTTCACCCATTTTTAATATACATTTTTACTCTAAACTAATGTGGTGTAAATGTAAAGATTTATTTAAAAACTGGCTGTTTTCGGTTGTGTAATAAATTACACAAATTTTCAAATTTTGTGTAATGCAGTGGAAAGCCTCATATTAGGCTTCTAGGTGGTTTCTATGTTATTATTACACTTTATAACACTAGTATTAAAAGTTATAAAAAATATAGAGGGGGGTATAAAAAGGAAAGAGAATGGGGGGTTTTGTGTAATAATGTGTAATAATCTTTTTAGACCTCAGTCCAAAAACCTGATATCTTTGAAGAAAAGACCTCGTTTTTTCTATTACACAAATTTTCACGATTTGTGTAATAATTTGATAAAATGGCTAAAGTAAAAATTTGTCCAAAAAAACACACCCTCTCATTTTGGCCAAAAACCACCCAATTTTACCCCACTATTACACAAATGATTATTTTTATTTTTTTTTAGTTTACTTTATTTAAAAAGAGGTATAATGTACTTATTATAATAATCATATTTTTTACTCATAAACAAACTAAATAGGGAAAACTATGGAAAATGCTACTCCGAGAGTCGAAGCTGCTAAATTTTTACAATCACAACTTGATTCAATCGATCTCGATCAACTTTCAAAGTTGACAGATTCCGCAAGAATTCAATCTATATTGGAATATCATGTTAAAACTTACATAAAGAAATTTGAGAAAGTTCTTAACCGGGCATCAGAGCACAAACTTATCAAACCAGAATTGCACTAATAACATTTTAATTAGGTTTGTCTCAATGAAAGAGATTCTGCTGAAGCTCGATGAGTCTGGGCTTAATAAAACTGATTTTGGTGTTCTGAATTTTGAGTCTATTAGTAATGCGAAGGAGTTAGTTTCGTATTTCGAGAAAAGAAAAGCACTTAAAATTAATTATCATGATATAAATGGAAAGAAAACAGAGTTTTACCGTATCAGGTACATTGGTAAACCAGTAGTTAGTTTCAAGAAAAATCAAAGGTACACACAACCAGCTTCGTTCACACCTAGATTCTACCTCCCCTCAAATTGTAACTTCAAAAAAATTAAGAATAATATCAAGAAACCATTATTCATAACAGAGGGTGAATTCAAAGCAGCGAAAGCGTGCAAAGAAGGCTTCCCCACAATCGGCCTTGGTGGCGTGTGGAACTGGAAAAGCAAAAAAAAGAAACTGGCAGAGATCGAAGACTTTCAACTATTTACATGGGAAAAGCGGAAAGTCTACCTTGTTTTTGACAGTGATCTAGCCACCAATGCGAATGTGCACATGGCGCTGAGCCAATTAGCTAAATTGCTATTAAAGAAAGGAGCCATACCCCACATCACCTACCTCCCAGCTTTGCCCAATATGCCGAATACTGGCCTGGATGATTTCATTGTGGCTGCTGGAAAGGAGAGTTTCCAGGATTTGGTTGATCTATCAAAAGAGTATAGCTCCTCAAAAGCGCTGCATGATGTGAATGAGAAATTCACCTACATCCATGAGATAGATAAAGTAATCGAGCATAAAACCGGGTTCATGTATTCAATGGACAACTGGTGCAACTCCAGGTATTCAAATCACTTCTTCACTGAGTTCTTAGTCAGCGAATCTGGAAAACCTAAATTAAAAGAGCAAAGAACTGCAAAGAAGTGGAAAGAGTGGGAGTATAGGTCTGATGCACGAAGTAAGGTATACGCTCCTGGTGAGCCGCAATTTACACCAAGCGGTGATTACAACTCATGGGGTGGGTGGGGGCTGCTGCCAGAGAAAGGTGATATCTCGCCATGGTTGGCTCTATTGGATGCTGTCTTTGGTGGTGATGATAAAGCCAGATCCTGGTTTGAGTCATGGGTTGCCATACAGTTTAAGCAACCCGGTATCAAACTCTTCCAAGCCTGCCTGCTGTGGTCCATACCAACTGGGACTGGTAAAACACTTATAGGTGGGACGTTGGGTCGCATTTTTGGTGATGCTAACTTTCAAGAGATCACAGAGTCATCCCTACAATCAGATTTCACAGAGTATTACGACAAACAATTTATCATGGGGTCAGAAATAACTGGTTCAGATAAGTCCAGAGTATCTGCTGATATCTTAAAGCAACTGATTACTGGTGATAAGCTCAGGGTAAACCGCAAGTACATGCAAGCTTACTACATCGATAATAGAATCAACTTCTACTTCACCTCAAACAGATCCACCGCTTTTTTCTTAGAGGACAACGATAGACGTATGTTTATTCATGAAATGAAAGACCATAAACTAACGGCTAAGTTCTTCAGGGATTATGTTAATAATTGGATGCTGTTAAGTGGGCCTGCTGCATTGTTCTACTACTATAAGTATGAATACGAGCTTGCAGAGCATTTTGATCCATATGGGCGTGCGTATGTGACAGAGGCGAAGAAGATCATGATAGAGGAGAATAGATCAACATTGGGAATGTGGGTTGACCAGCTACTCTTCGACCCAGCTTCAATTCTTGGTAAGCTTGATAAACGTGATATGTTCAAATCATCTGAATTGATGGAGCTGTTCAACCTTGCTCATGATGACAAGCAAACCAAAGTTTCAGCGTCTGGGATGTCCAGGGCTTTGCGCCCTCATTTTAAGTTGATGTTCAACGGGGAGGTTCTCGGACCTCCGCAAAGTACACCATTTACACCTGGAAGGTACTTCTGCGTGCGCAACCAAGCATATTGGCTAGAACCATCCCATAATACACGTGATGAGATCAACGACCACTTTAGAAAAGCCGGGAAGAAGAGCATGTTGAAGGGTGGGTCGAAGGTCGTAGCTGGTAAGTTTTAATGATGGGTAATATAGCTGACTTAATAATTAAAGAGGCAGACTCATTTGGTATTCCCATTAGGGACATGATTCTAATTCTAGCAGTCATAATTATGGGGGGAAAAGATGGACGGTAATCAAAGCCCAAGGTGGTACTTCATTGAGTTTGAAAATGGGTATGCTTTCAATGTCTATGTGTACGATATAATAGACGCTATCCAGGCCGCCAGTTGTGAGTATAATGCCATAGGGACTACCGATGAGCCAATGGAACAATCCAGGGTTGTTAAAATTAGCGCTTATGTCCCAAAGTCCATAGTTGATAAACTAAAGGACAAACTTTCCTCAATCTTTAATACAGGAACAAAAGATGAGTGATAAATGTGAGGAGTGTAAACACAAACCAACCGTTGAAACACTAGCCAGTGCCCGAAGAGATATGACTGTCTTACGGTGCTATCAGTGCAAACACGGAATGGTTTACCAAGACTTTTTTGAGCCCTTGGAGCCGGTTGTTTTGGCGGAACGAATACGAACAAGCAAATGCAGGTCGATTAATAACTGTCAACCCATCATTAAAAGCCTGCTGGAACGCTACGCTCAAAGCTGTTTTGAAGATACAACACCCGGCGTTTTTTAATCTTGGATACGGTATCGATATGCAAATCGATTTGATTGGTAAAATCTAAGACCTGGAAGAAAAATAAACCCAGAGGAGTTATGAACAACGAATGGAAGCACTGCCCCATTGAACAGGCAGAATGGTTTGTTAAGAATGGGATTGTTTTTGAATGTGAAAAAGTTTGGCTATATGCAGGTGGATCTTGGAGTATAAGAAACATAGCCACATTCCATCAACAACAGTATTATCAAGGATGTGATCAAATTCCTGCCCCGGACGTTGCAGAGCTTGGAAGGGCGTTGTTCAACGCAGGGTTTAGAGTTATATGGAATGATCACTTTGAAATGTACCAACTGAACAGGTTAGACAGAGAAGTCTTGGAATGGTTTGACGACCTACCAGATCACGAAAATATGGCATGTGGATTAGCCGCAGCAGTGATCTGGCTAGTCGAAAACAAACACGCAATCTGGGATCAAGAAAAACAGATCCTGATTGCAGTTAAAACTAAGGTGGTGTGATGGTTACAATAGACGGAAAGAAATACAAAGTCATTGAGAACATGGGTTACAACCATTCTATTGGGAAATATGTCAAGATGGTTGATGATAACAGGAAAGAAAGAATGGCGGTAAAATCAGGCAAGGAATGGAGGTTCTGGACAGCAGAGAACCGCTTAGGACGTTAACCAACAACACATCTATAACACAGGGGATAGGATGAGCAGAAAACACCATTACTTAAAAACAGAAACAGAATATTACCAGATGGTCGAACGAGGAACAAAAAGGTTTGAGCTTAGAAAGAATGACCATGATTTTAAAAGGGGTGATATGGTTTATCTTGAAGAGGTTGTCGAAGGTGTGAAAACTGGCAGGTCACTTCTACCTGTTGAAATACGTTATGTTTTGGATGGTGGAAAATATGGTTTGGAACTTGGGTATTGTATTTTTAACTGGTAACCACAAATACACAAAAGCAGCCAGTGTTGAGGGAAAGAAGTTTAGCCGCAGGATTAGGGAAATACCAAGTGTATCTGGTATCAGGTGCGGGCACTGGCTGTTTAACCTAAAGGAGATTAAAGATGAAACTAATTGATGCAATAGAAAAAGCTAGTCCTGGCGATAAACTTGGTAGAATAAAATCTAATTTGGAGCCGTGGTTTGAAATTGTCGAAATAGCTTCAGGAAGTATTGAAGTTAAAATGATAGGTAGCGGAAAATCTCTTTATAAAGATCATTATATTGCAGATGATTGGGAAATCATCGGAGCAGAGCCGGAGATTTTGACTGTTGAAGAACTGGTTAATAAAAATAATTGGGAATCACTACACCATTCAGTATTAGCACTTAACGACATGATCAGAAGAGATTTGCGTGATCTATCAGAGATGGCAGACAAAAACGGCCAAAACAAAGAATGGAACCGGCTTCAGCCTTTGGTTGATGCTGCTGGTTTTGATATACTTGAAGTGATCAAACCTCCCTGGGAATGTGGGAAATGAAAAAGACTAAACAGAAAAAACTTGACTGGGATTATTGTCAAACTGAAATAGAAGGTTTGCACCTCCGAGTCCAGGAACTTGAAGGTGCGATGCAAGAGTTTGTTGATAATCATAAATTGATTATGGAATCAGACGACCCAACAAAATGTATTGTTAAATGGTACTACGAAAATAAGGAAAAATTCAAGCAACTCCTAGAAAAATGAACTCTGAATTTCTATTGGGATTTTAAGCGGAACTTGATAAAACCGTACCAATTTAATAAAATCAGTTTTACTGGGAAACTGAAAATTCTGTGATAATTCAGTTTTCCCAGCTTATCAGTAAAGTGTAGTTGATCTGAATCAATTTTTCTAATTATATGCCTCTTACTGAAAAAGTCTCTAAAGTCAGTAGTACCAAGTATCCTGGGCTTTTTTGTTGTTTATTGTAAAAATAATTTAAAAAAAGTGTTTACAAAAGCTTTTTTTGGGATATAATTAAATCGTACGACGCAAGACGGGTTGGTATCCTACGTGATGACTCACAAAACTCAAACTGGGGGTATTGGTGGTTGGTAGAAAAGAAAAGAACCAAGGTATGAATTGGATTACACAAAAGAAAAGATTGGCGATCTACCTCAGAGATGGGCTGGCATGTGCTTATTGTGGTGCTACTATAGAGGATGGAATCAAACTTACCCTGGACCATTTGAAACCCCATAGTAAGGGAGGAGACAACAAAGAATCAAATCTGGTTACTTGCTGTTCAAAATGTAATTCATCAAGAGGTAATCGTTCAGTCAGGTCTTTTTGTAAGTCAGTAGGCTCTTACTTGGGAAAAGAGACAATCACAATCGAAAGGCATGTAAGAAAATGTGCTAAGAGAAGTCTGAAAGGGTGCTTAAAGCAAGCTCAAAATTTTATTGAAAAAAGAGGATCTGTCGCCAAGGTGATCAACTCTATAAACTAAAACTCAAACTGGAGATTAAAAATGGCTAATGATTTTTTTCAAAAAGCCCAAAGAAACTATGACCAGATGGAAGACACATTTTATTGGGAAGGTTACTTAAAAGAATGCTGTGTTTGTGGTGATGATTGCGCAGTTCATGAAGAAGATGGCGGGTACTTATGTGATTTCTGCTTTAACAAAATGTATTATCCAGAGCATACGGATAAGCCTCAGACAATTATCGGAATGACTTTTCTTGAGTTTCAAAAGCTAGTTTTTAAAGCAGAACAACAAACTTCGTTATCAGAGCTTTTGAGCAAATCTGTGAAATGAAATAAAAGCTCAAACTGGAGAAAGTAATGGGAACACAATCAAACGTTGCGATACTTAACGCAATCAAAGAACGAAATGATAAAAGCCGAGCTAACATAAACGCTAAGAACCACCAAGCTTTGGTCAACAAGTATATGATAGAAATACTTGGTGAGTTTCCAGAAGGTATTTCTCTTGCAGATTTAGCCGTGAATGCTTTGGAGTTGATGTCTGATAGTTTTGAATATTATAGCAAGCACCCAATTACTGAAGCCTTTGAAAAGATCCTCTTTATAAAAAGATAGTGAGTAGTCTTGTGATCTAACCATTTAACTATAAGGGAGGTCCCAATGACAAAGCTAGACTAATTCCTAGCGGGTTGCTGCTGATACTGTCGGCGGCTTCCTGGTGGGAATTACCCCACCACTTAAATAAGGAAAAATATGAAAAAGCTGGTAAACGTTCAGGAAATTGAAGGTGAAGGATTCACAAAACTGTTAGGTGAAAATGTTACAATTTTTTGCCTTAATTACATTTACACCGGGGAGTT